ACCATCTCGCCGCCTTTGAAATTTGAAATGTTCAAAATGGCGAAAATGCGTTGTTTTCGGTACATAGAGGATTTTTAACTTTCGTATAAATATCTATAAATAACTATATTTTTTAGGAAAATGGTGTATAAATGGTGTAAATAATTTAATACATTATTTTACACTAAACAAAGTACGTGATTGTAAGAAAAGAGCATTGTTTCCAATAATACATATGAATAAATTTTGAATGATTTCTGACGGTTTATCCGTCTTTTTTTGGTGTAAGTTTTAATTGTAAGGAGTGATTGATATGTTCAAAGACGAGATTCTTGAAATGATTTTTAGCGAAAATGAAATGCAGAGAATACCTATTGGAACGCAGGCTACAGCCGTTAGCGTGTTTGAAAATGTTATTGGCAAAATAAGAAAGGAGAATCCGGATGCAAAATTATCAGAACTTTTATCCGATGAATAATGGATATGTTCAAAATCCATACGCAGAAAGAATGAACTTTTTGCAAAATTGTCAGCAGAACTTACAACCGCCTATGCAGAACTCTCAAATGCAGGCAACATCACAGCAAACAAGTTTTATTGGAAAAGTTGTTGATAGCATTGACGTTGTAAAAGCAACAGACATTCCGATGGATGGAAATATATATTATTTCCCAAAAGCAGACGGGACAGAAATATTTGGAAAACAATGGCTTGCAAATGGAAGAACTCATATTTTGACTTTTAAGCCAGTTTTAGATACAGAACCTAACAATCCGACACAGGACAACTCAAAAAGTCAAATAGGCATATCAGAAGAGGTCACAGAAGTAATTATGAAAAGATTCGATGAGTTAGAAAACAAAATTTCTAACTTGGAATCGTCTTTAACTAAAACTTCGACTAAATCTTCGAATAGAAGCACTAAATCTTCGACTACGACTAAAAAGGAGAGTGATACAGATGCTTAATCCAATTAGTTTTATGAAAGCAATGAGAAATCCACAGAAATTTTTAGAAGAAATTACAAAAAACAATGAAGTTATGAGTAACCCTATGGCGAAAAATGCTATTGAGATGTATAGAAATGGAGATTCAAAAGGATTACAGGAATTTGCAGAAAACGTCTGCAAAGAAAAAGGAACTACACCGGATGAAATAAGAAAATCAATTATGCAAAGATGCAATTTACGTTAGTACATTTTGGGTTGTGCGCTTAAAACTAGTTTCCCATTTGTAAATAAAACAATGGAGGTAAACAAAATGTTTAACGGAAATTCACCTAGTCTTGCCGATATTGCGGCAGTGACAGGAAACAACAAAGACGGCTGGGGCGATGGAAACGGCTGGTGGGTCTTGATTATCTTATTTGCTATTTTTGGCGGATGGGGTAATGGCTTTGGCGGCGGTTACGGCAACGGCGGTGACAGAGCATCCGTTCCTTGTGCTACACAGGCAGATGTTAGAGCCGCAGTAGACCAGCAGACGCTTATTAGCAAACTCGACCAGCAGACATACGGACTGGCAGACAGTAACTATGCGCTGAACAACACAATCAACAGCAATTTCAGAACTCTTGATAACTCAATCTGTACGCTTGGTTTTCAGAACCAGCAGGGATTCAATGACGTATCTCATCAGATTTCCGACTGCTGCTGTGCAACAAGAGAAGCTATTCAGGGCGTGAATTACAACATTTCAACGCAGACAAACGCACTCCAGAACTCTATGTGCAACAATACAAGAGATATTATCGACAATCAGAACGCAAACACAAGAAGCATCCTTGACTTCCTTGTAAACGACAAATTGTCTACTTTGCAGACTGAAAATCAGAACCTTAAATTGGCGGCTTCACAGTCAGAGCAGAACCAATATCTTGTAAGCCAGTTGCGACCTACTGCCGTACCAGCTTACATCACTTGCTCACCTTACCAGTCCGCTTATGGAGTAGGTCTTAACAACGGTTGCGGTTGTTGCTAATATGCAGAAGAATCAAAACAGAATATCAGAAAAACTCGCCGAAATAGGCTGATTATTACTCTATGGGATAGGTCTATGGCTTATCCCATATTGATTTTTAGGAGGTAGATTATGAGTAATTGCAAAAACGTATGCAAACTTTGCAAGAAATTGATTATAAGTCAGGCAGTTACATTTACTGCCGGTACTGGTCTTATTATCAGAATACCGGAAGGAAGTTATAACGATGATTCAAAATATTGCATTGTTGTGGCACAGAGCATTCCGGCAGAAACAACAATTTCTGCTCCGGTATATATCCAGATTGGAACTGGTACGGTACTTTACCCACTGACAAAATGTGATTGTACGCAGGCAACGGCTTGTAGTATCAGAACAAGAACAAAATACAGTACAAGAGTTGAAACCACGTCAAATAGCGGGGTTTTCAAATTGCTTGGAAGAATTGCTTGTGCTCCAGACAACAGATTAAATGCAATAAACGGTGATGGAACTCTTGTTACAACCGGTGGAGGTGATTGAGATGGATATTAAGAGAATGCATTGTATGATTGAAAAACTTTCCGAATGTGCCAAAAGCGAAATGGAATCTGGAATCCAAAATGTTGATACTTGCGAAATGGGAAAAGTAGTAGACATGATGAAAGATTTGTCGGAAGCAATGTACTACAGAACCTTGACAAAGGCAATGGATGAATCAACATCGGAAGAAACGCTTGAAATGTTTGAGCGTTACGGAGACGGAAGAAGATTTTATGACAAATACCGATACGCTGACGGAAGATTTGCTCCGAAAGGACGTGGAACGTACCGTAGAGGATATGACGAACCATACTACCATATGACACCGGAAATGTACCGGGAACATGACCCGGAATGGTACAGAGATATGGATAAACACAGAGACGGTCTCATGTATTACACTGATACCGGAATGGATAAAAACATGAAGATGAGAGATTCCAGAGAGGGCAGGAGCGGAATGAGCCGTATGTCGTACATGGAATCAAAAGAAATGCACAAAGCAGACACACCGGCGGATAAACAATACAAAATGAAAGAGTTAGAAAAGTACATGGGTGAATTATCAAAAGACATTACGGAAATGATTGCAGATAGTTCGCAGGAAGAAAAAAATTTACTTAAAGCAAAAATGCAAACATTATTGCAGAAGTTTTAACAAAAACGAATTAAAGGGGCGTAATTGCCCCTTTTTGATTGGAGTGGTTAAATTGTATACTATGAATGGTTTTGTTTGGAATATAGTAACTGTATCACCGTATAGCAATATGCTACAAAGAAGTGACGGAAGTTATACTTGTGGAATGTGCGATAGAAACAATCAAACAATTTACATATCAAATATTTTGCGTGGCGGTTTCTTACGCAAAGTTTTACTGCATGAGATATGCCATAGTGCAATGTTTTCATACGGAATTGATATGACTTTGGAACAGGAAGAAATGTTTTGCGATTTTTTGGCAACATACGCAGATGAAATAATTAGTATAACAAACAATGTATTCCAAACATTAAGAACTGCATTATAGACAAATATAGTAAAATATGATACTATAAAGCAAAAATAAAAGAGGAGGGATTGCTCATGGCTTTGATTAAATGCCCGGAGTGCGGAAAAGAAATAAGTGATAATGCAAGCAAATGTCCAAATTGTGGAAATCCCATGTATGTAAAGAAGAAACATTCTCCACTTGGAATAGTTAGTGCAGTAATGTGCGGAATATCAATATTATTTCCAACACCGGGATATTCTACGATACTTGCCGTTCTTGCTATGTTATTAGCGATAATTGATTTAGTAAGGCAGGGAAAGAACAAATACATTATTGATGATTGGGTTGTTATTGTGATTGGTTTGCTAAACATTTTCGTCTTTAGGTTTTTGATGAAATAGAATAGGGGGATTCAGAAATGTCATTGATAAGATGTCCGGAGTGTAAAGGGCAGGTAAGCGATACAGCAGATAGTTGTCCACATTGTGGTTATATAATCTCCAAATCAAAAGAATTGAAAAACTCGTTCTTTGCAAATATGTTAGCGGCAATAACCAATGTTATTAGTTTAGTTGGAATATTGGTCGAAGAATATTATCTATTGGCACTTATTCCGCTCGCTTGGACGATTGGTTTCAAATGCTATAGCTCATTTAGGGCAAACGAGGGATATGACGTTCAATATTATAAAAACCTAACAAAAGATAACTTAATTTCTTTTCTTATTATCCTTTGCTTTTCTGTGTTTTGGTATATAATGAAGAGCTGTATTTTATTTAGTTAGTATAGAGAAAGGTTGTAATTCATATGTGGAAAAGACTTTTAATAGTTATTTTGATTTGCGTTATATTCTTAGCAGTTTTTTATTTTGGCAGGTCATGCGTGATTGTGTATGACACTGGAGATAATATGCAGAGAGTAAATGAAATGCTTGATAACTAGATTTATTGGATAGAGACAGTATAATTTTATATTGTCTCTATTTTTTTTACATTTAGGGGTTGACTTATGTTGAACAAAATGTATAATATAATTATGTTCAACATAATAACGAAAGGAGAGATACTTTGGCGCAAAAAGTTGGAAGACCAACAAGAGACCCTAGAGGAACTAACAGAACAGGAGTTAGGCTTACTGTTAGCGACATGAAAAAATTAGAGTTCTGTGTGGAAAAAACAGGAAAAACCAAAACAGATATTCTTAGAGAGGGAATCGACTTGGTTTATAGGAGATTAACAGAAAACAAATAAAGTGTTGCACCGCTACCAACGAACACAACACTTTAGCAACAACTCCATAAGGAATTGATAAATCTATTCTATCATTTTCTTGTGGAAAATCAAGCATTATTTGAAAGTGAGGAAAAAACATGGAAGAATTATTAAAAATTGCTTATCGAAACTTTATGGACACAAAAGACATGAACAATTCCGAGGAAGTTTGTATTATCAACAAGAACTGGGAAACAGCGGAAGACGCCATTGCTCGTTTGAGAGACATATTAAACCCGAGCCTGTTTCAGAATATAGATGAATCAATTCGCGATGGCATAGCAGATGTACAAGAAGCATCGTTCATTGCAGGATTTTCATACTGTGCTAAATTTCTGACAAACGGAAAGATTGATTTCTTCCCAGAGAAAGGTGGTGCTTGCTAATGAACGAAGTAATTACCATTGAGAACACCGAAATGCAAATTAGAGAGTATGACGGTCAGAGAGTTGTGACTTTTAAGGATATTGATGAAGTACATCAAAGACCAAAGGGAACAGCAAAGAGAAACTTTACAAGGAATAAAAAGCATTTTATCGAAAATGAAGATTACTTTGTTGTAACAAGAGAAGATGTCGGAACGAATTTCGTACCGACATATGGATTCAATGAAAAAGCACCGTCTGGAATCCTTGTTACAGAAACCGGCTATCTCATGTTGGTAAAGTCTTTAAGAGACGATTTATCATGGGATGTGCAGCGACAACTTGTTAAAGCGTACTTCAAGGTAAAGCAAGAGATTCCGGAACGCAAAACCTATCCACTACTCGTAGAGGATAAATGGCTTGCAGAAATGGAACCAAACTTTGAGTATCTTTGTAAGGAATACAAACTCACGAGAAGAGGATTGTATCACAAGATTCTTTTGGACATTGGGAAATCATACAATGTAGATGATTACAAGATACTCTATAAGTACGAAAAAGGTTACGAATCAAGGTTTGTTATGGAAGTTGTATCGTACTTTGCGGAACTAAGAGAAGAAGCAGAGAAAACCATACTAGAACACGTTGCAAGGAAGAAAAATAAGAAATAGAAAGAAAAGCACCGTGCGTGAGGAATATTGGGGTATGTACCCGATACGCACAAATGCTGTTTGCGTATCATAAAACTTTTGATAGGAGGAATACGAAGTATGAATGGTATAATTACCCCTACAAAAGATGAGATTAGTCCAACAATCGGCAGTGCGACGAATGTTGTTGAATTTACTAACGGAGAGTTTGGAAAAATCCGCACAGTTACTATTGATAGAGAACCTTGGTTTGTAGCCAAAGATTTAGCGGAAATTCTTGGATATTCCAATCCGAGAAAAGCCATTATAGACCATGTAGATGACGAGGACAAAATAGATGGGGTAACGATTCGTGACCCCATCGGCAGAGAACAAAATCCTATATTTATCAATGAAAGTGGTCTTTACAGTTTGGTATTATCAAGCAAACTACCCAATGCAAAGAAATTTAAGCGTTGGGTAATTTCCGATGTACTCCCAACCATACGAAAGACTGGCGGCTATGTGAATAACGATGAATTGTTCATCAATACATATTTGCCGTTCGCAGAGGAAAGCACAAAGGTATTATTCTTGCAGACTTTGCAGACTGTCAGAGAACAGAATGAGATTATCCAACGTCAGCAAACGGAAATCAAGGAACAGAAGCAAGAAATAGTACACAAGGAAGATGTTATTATTGGACTTGTTGGAGATATTGACCTTGCGACCAAACGACAGAGGATTACCCAGATTGTCAGACACTGTAAAAACAAGCAGTACAAAGAAAGATACCGCTTGTTATATGGAGAGTTTGAAAGAAAATATCACTGCAATCTAAAGTTGCGCATGGAGAGTGATATACTAAAGCCGAAAGCCAGAAATACTATGGACTATATAGACCGTGGTATGAACATGATTCCGGAACTCTATGAGATTGCTTGTAAGTTGTTTGAAAATGATGTTGAAGAACTGAAAGCTGAATGGGATTTTGTTGTGGCGTAAACTACGAGGATGAATAATTAAAATTGACAGCAGACAGTATAACAATAGAGATAAATCTTGCGAAATGCGAGTTTATGATAAACCCATCGACTAATACTTAGTTGGTGGGTTTTATTTTAGTCCAATATTAGTTCAAGATTAGTCCAACTCGTAATATAATAATAAGAAATAGGAGCCTAAATTATGGAAAAGGCTCCTACTTTTTTGTCTAATTGGCAACCGGGGGGAGAAATAAATGGTTGCCGTATTATATTAACTTTAGACCTTTACAGTGTACCATACAATTAGATGATACACAAATGATTTTTCAATGCGTTCTCAACACGTTTTTCACTGATACTGATATATCTTTGCGTTGTGGAACTGGATGAGTGCTGTAGCAGGTGACGCACCAACTCTATATCATAATCGTTGTTTAGGTACATTTCCGTAGCGTAGAACTTACGAAAACTGTGTGTTGATATTCCGTCAATTCCAAAGAAATCCGCTACAATCTTCAATTGTTTCTGTACGGCTCTTTCGCTGATTGGAAAGATTCTTGCGGTTGGTGCAATGCCGTTATCCTCTGTGTACTGCTTTAAGAACTGGAATAATTCAGTTGGAACCGTGAAGTTTCTTCCCTTGCCGGTTTTCTGCTCTACAATATCCAGATGATAGCGACCGCTCTCGTATACTACGTCTGAAAGCGTAAGGTGCAGTATATCAGAGATTCTAACTCCGATGTTGGCTTGCACTACCAGTAATGTCGCAAGCCGTTTGTTTGGCTTGAATACGTGTTCGCCGTAATTGAAGCCTTTGCGGATTGCGGTTATGATTTCTTTGTAGGTTTCCTTGTCTAATGCTTTTGTCTTTTTGTTCATGATGAACACTCCTTTCTTTTTACACCCGGTAAGCAAAATATTTTTATACCCCCCTACCTTTCAAATTTTCAAGGTTGGAGAGAGATTTTTTGCGATTTCGGAATTTTCGCCCGATAATGCAAATTTTTTGATACCCCCCGGGGTTGCTAATTTTTATAGTTGCAGGGTGAATTTTTTCAAATTGATTTATATTAACAGTTTTTGCACTGTTTTTTACTTTGCTGATTTTAGATACGCTAAATAAAGGCTTGCCCTTGTGAGACGTTACAAGGCTTTTGTTTTGCCTTTTTATCTCGTGAGCCTATAAACATGCCATAGATATATAAAATCAGTATACGGCTAATATAAAGCGTTGTCAAGGTGCTATGCGCTTTTACATCCAAACCAAACCGGAACACATACGGCAGGGGAAAAACAATCTTTTGTTTTTGGTATCGCAAACACACCGCCGGAGATTTGCGAAAAGCAAAACGGCAGCAGGACGCACGCCCACCAAAAGCAGGCAGAGCGCACGACAAAAAGCCGGAACGCATCCGGCTAATTGTAATAATAAATGTAAATTGATGAATAAAACCCGCGCGGCTCAACCTTTATCCCAGCATAGTGCCTTGACACGTGCTGCCGGATTTCTGCCAGTGTTGCGAATTGTTCCGCCGTTGGCGTTTGTCCTTGGTATGGCGTTGATACCTCCAACGCTTCGCCACCTCCGAAAAGTTTAATTTTTTCCGGATTATAACCGGATTTCTCTAGCCATTTTTGCAATGATTTAACCATGTCACCGCCTCCAATCTTTTTTATTTGCCAAAATGCAAGAAAAGAAACCGCCGGAAAAAACCGGCGCAGCTTCTTTTTTGTCTAATTCAAGCACTCATCAATTTTTTTCGCAAGATGCGGAAAAGCTTCTTGTATTTCTTGCACTGTGTCGGCGTAGTAATCACCAACTAATTTCCCAAAAATTCTAATATTTCCAGTATAAAAAGCACCTAAGTTATTAAAGCAAATATCTAAGCTTGTGCCCTGTTCCGGCTTATCGCCGTACCACATGTCAATTTTTATCATTTTTTGCCTTTCTGGTCTGCCATCATCAGCACCGGGAGACCGTCCCGCGGTGGACGCTCCACATTTGGGAGCGTTTCGGCTTATTTTTCGACATATGCGAAAAACCTCGCTTCTTTGGAGTGTTCAAGTCGCTTTATTTTGTCGGCATCCTCGCAAGCTTCCAAGGCGTCAGCGTCTACCACAAAAAAACGTTCTTTTGTATCTTTTGGTAGACATTTTTTTATAAAGTTTGCTCCGGCTTCCGCCGTGTTGAACTTTGCGACGGTAACAACTTTCGTTGTTCCGTCGTCTTGTGTTCTTTTGTCCATCTTGTAGGCAACCGCCCACGATAATTGATTGATTTTCATTTTTCCACCTCCTACAAATCTTTTTTCCTTTTTACGTCTTCCGCTGAATGAGCGAATGACTGCATATAATGATATGCTTTATCATTGCTCGCCGGAACGTCAAAACCATTTTCACGGAGAAGCTCGGCAGCTGTTGCTAAGTAGTGATTTCCATAGCCATATGTTATATCGCTTTTCAGCTTTTCACCATTAACAATAACCGTTGTTGTGTGGTATGTGTTTCCGTAGGTTCTTTGGAACCATCTTTTTCCGCTAATTTCTAAAGTTTTGATTTTTTTCATTGTTTTTCACCTTTCCCATATGTTATAATATGGGTACCTTTCTTTTTTGATTGGTGGCGGTTCGTTCTTGGTAGGGGCGACCGCCTTTTTTGTTTCTGTATATAATATAACCTATTTTTAGAATAATGTCAAGTGTTTTTGTAATCTTTTTTGTGAATATTTTTTCTTGATTTCTTCCTATATATATGATATAATTAAAGCGCTAGGAGGTGATGAACTTTGATAAGATATAAAACCGATGTTCTGGAATTGCTAAAAAAGCACGGATACAATCAAACACGCATACAAAAGGAAAAACTGCTTTCAGGACAAACAAACTCAAATTTGCGAACTGGTAAAATGGTAAACCTCGATACCATAAATAAAATTTGCGTTATGTGTCGCTGCCAACCGGGCGACATTCTGGAAGTAATTCCTACAGATGAGGAAAAAATTAAATTCTTTTGAAAAAGTAGTTGACAATATTCTAAAAGTAGGTTATAATTGACTTATCAAATAAAGAAAGGCACGGCGCAGGCCGTGAAAAGGTGAAGAATATGTTGAATATGGTTAGATTGTTAAAAGGGGAATGCAGAGCAACAAGCGAGGAAATGAAGAAATTCCAGAAAGGTGACACAATTTGGGGCAACGATGAAAACCCGGAAGAATTGAAAAGATGGACAATTGAAGAGAAAGAGGAAGCCAAAAAAGAGCTTTCTGCTCTCCGTTGTAGATATGCTCGCTATAATGAGCATTTGACGGACGTTGAAGAATACGCTTTGGAGTACTTCAAAGCAGACGAAAGCGGCGAATTCGTCGAGGGTTCCGACTTTGACATTGCCGTAATGGATTTCGATTCATTCCAGCAGGAAGCCCTGAAAGGGAATGGAGTTCAGAACGACGCCGCCGACGTTTGGGTTGAGGTTGACGGCAAACAGTACACTGTCGGAATTTTCGACATTCTCGACCACGAGGAAGCGGAGCCATTCGAGGCATCCGACGAACTCGAAAGCGACCTTGACGCTGAAGCATGGACAGAATTATATAACCAGTATATTGGCGAGTGATTCCAGAAGAAAAGGGCGGCTTTTTAGCCGTCTTTTTTTGTGCGTTTTTTGTTATCGTTTTGTAATCAACTTGTAATCATGTTGTATGCAACCCTGCTAACAACTTGTAATCAATCTGTTTCCAAAGTGTAACATAGATAAGATAAGGTTAGATAAGGTTAGATAAGATAAGTATATATATAGTCGGGCAGATTCCCCGACGCCACACCAGGATATTATAAAAACAGCTCGAACTCGACAAATAAATATTATAAATTTATTATTGACAATAATTTGTGTATCGTGTATAGTAAGGGCAGATATTAAAGTACTGCTCTGGAAACAGTAGCACACAGACGGCAGCATATATAAACGCTGACGCAAGAGGATAACTTTTTATTTTTCTTGTGTTGGCGTTTTTTTATTTTTGAATGTTTGGAGTTGATGAAGTGAAGAATAACACAGTTAAAAGCGAAGTAGGTATTGAGGTATACCAGAACGATATATATAGATTGGTGGATGAATATATAGATACCGAGCTAGACGGAGATTCTGAAAGCGTAGCGGATAACTTTGTATCTATGATTTTTTACATTGCTGATAATATTCAAAAGCCTAGTAATGATAATATAAAATTATTAGATAATTTATTTAATATTTATGTTCGTATATGTGCTAAATATAAAGTATTACCAACATTAGAGGTTTTTAGCTTTTTAGTTGGTATTGATAGAAATACCTTTACAGATTGGTCTATGGGTAGGTATAGGGTTAGTACGGCGCATGGTAGCACAGTTAAAAAATGGTTTAATATTTGCAAATCATTCACGCTTAACCGCTTGCATAACCAAACTGGCACAAACGCCAATTTGATATTTGTTGCAAAGGCGGCTTATGGCATGGCAGAGACGGCACCGGTGCAGGTCGGCAACCAAAACAGCCAATCATTAGCCGATAGCGAGCTTCCAAAGTTGACGAATCCGGCACAAGAGGCAATAGAAATCGAGCAAAAAGACGGATAAACAACAAAAAAGCGTTAAAGTTCGTAAAATTGTAGTTTTACGAACCAAACAAACAGAGGACTAGCAGCCTACCCCCCTACCCCTCTATTGGGGGATTAAAAAACCGCCTACTAAGTCCCCCATACTCCCGAAAAAATAAAAAAGAGGTTTTTAAGAATGGAAAATGAATTGCTAAAAACAGAATACTCAAAGGCGTTTGACGATAAGCGGAAAGCGTTGATATGTCAGAGCTATTACAAATATGGCAAGGCAAGTAGAAATTTCGCAACCGGAAATGTGGATGCGATTGGAAGTCTTAAGAAGTGTCTTGCGAAGTTTGAAGAAACTGGAAACACGGAATATCTTTGCGACGTAGCAAATTACGCAATGTTCCGTTTCATGTTTCCGCAGAATGGAGAGTATTTCAAGAATACGGATTCGGATGGTTCGGCAGGAATTGTTGGAATGAGTGTAAAAGAAATGGAGGACTTCAAGGATGGACGATAACGAAAAACTGTGTTGTGGAAATTGTAAATATGCTGCATATAGCCGTGAGAATGGTTATGTGTGTGAGAACATGAACAGTGATTATGCATCTGATTATGTCGAACACGACCACGGATGCGAAGAGTGGAGGAGCCGTGATGATTAGTTTTATGATTCGATACATTACCGTTGTTTATTTTGGATTCATGGTGGTAGTTTCGTTTTTGAACATAGTGTTAGGCGAAAAACCTCGTGAGAGAATAATGGCAATAATCAATTTTTGTGCGTCCATTGTGGCGATATATTTTATAACTCATTAAGAGTTTTACCATATCCCTTGAACTCTTAAACGTGATAAGGAGTGTGAATCACGAAGAGGGGCAATGTATATCCGTTCTAGCCGAGAGCGAATCGGAATACAACACCGGCAATTCGGTGTATATGGTTTGTTCATGTTTTTTTGATTTTTTTGCATGAACCTTTCTTTACTCACTAGCGGAAAGCTGATTAAAGGACCGTCACAAGGTCCGGTGGGGTTTATGGTTTTGTTGCGGTAGTTCCCAGTGTCCAAAGTAGCCGGATGCAAAAGAATCGCAACAGTGCGGATTAAAACACAGATGCATGTATGCCAATCCGTACTTACGGCGATAGCATAATGGATAATGCGTTGTGTAGAATCCCACTATACACAAAGAACCGTGGTTCAAATCCCCGGTTGCCGATTTCTCCGATAGAGGGGAATAATTTAATGCAAAGGCACCTAGAATTTTCCTGTTTTGCGATATAATCATTAGTCATTTGAATTGGTGCCTTTGCTGATGTGTGGCGGAAAGGGTAGACGCAGGAAACCACAAGTACGATGCCAAAGTGAGCCGAAAGGATATGGACAAAGGCATCATGTGAGGTTCGATTCCTCACCACATCAATGTTCCGGTTCGCTACCGGATAAGCAAGCGTTGCGGTATTCCTTGCTGAAATAATTAAAATGCTTGTGTTGGTTGTCTGACAGTAGAGTATGGACAGAATAGTAATAAGTGACCGGATGATACTTTCCAACACAAGAAACCGCATATGCTAGAGGTGGGAAAATTCGCTGCACCCACACACCCTATGGGTTAAAAGAGATGAAGTAGATTGCGGCGGCTTCCTAGCATTTTGATAAAGGGGATGTAAAGATGTGTGAATTTTGCAAAAACATAGCAATGAATGATGATGAATACATGAAAAAAAGATGTTCTGGTGGAGATTTTATTTGTAAAGACAAAGAAGGTTTTGGTTTGCTTATTGACACAGGAGACAGCGGTTGCCTCGGATATATAAAAATCAATTATTGTCCTATTTGTGGAAGAAAGTTGGTGGATTGATTGAACTAAGCAAAATGAAACACTTTGAGATAGACGGTATTTCTTTTTGGGTTGGCAATGGGAAAGACGAATATGCAATAGATATGTCAAAAAATCGTGTTGAAATTGTTTCGATGAAGAATTTTGGAAGATTGCCTAAAACGCATTGGGAAGAAGATAGTATCAGACATTATATTTCAATTCGTGTTACTGGATATTTGCTAAATGATACGTGGAGAAAAGAAAACGGATTGCCAGCATTGTATGAAAAAACCACTATCAGACAACGCATAGCATCTGTAAAACAGTTTTTGTTTGGAAAGTGAGGAATTTTTTGAAAAATGAGTGATGTAAGATTGGTTGGTAAGATTGATTCACGGAAATTGGTTCCTTGTTTCAACGAATATAATAGAATACCTGCAAATATGATTTCGGAAAGTAATGCGATTTTGAGTTTGGGTGTAAAAGCATTAAGAGAATTGCATGATTGTGGTATAGAAAATTTTGTTTTGCCTAGTGAAGAAATCACAAAAAGGGTATTGAAGAGGTGATGGATAATTATGCGTTTTATGTTTAGACGAAGAAGAAAACGAAAATCAAAACAAGTAACATTAAAAGACTTAAAAAAAGATTTTGATAAAAACGGAGAATACAGATATGTTATTGTTACCATGGACACAAAAAAGCCATATGCAATTGCAAAAACATACAAAGACGCAATGGAATCGGTGGAAAGAAGTTACGAATATGATTATCCTTTATACGTTGTTGATTTGCTTTATTGGAAAGGATAGTGAAAATGAAAATGCTATTTAGATTTATAAAAAACATAAAGTCTTTTTGGAAATTCTACAAGGATTATGAGTACAACGGAGAAGATTGCGAATTTATAATTGAGAATTATCAAGAGGTTTTGTGTAGCAGAACAAAGACAATGAGTAAGCCTACATATCGTGCATCGGCTGTAATAGCGGAAATAGATGAATGGTATAATGAATCTTGGAAATCAGTATATGGATGCGAGCCAATTGAAAAAGAAAAAATCAAGATAATATCTGACGGAAAAACCGCAAAGCTATTTATTGATGGTAAAAAAGTTCTTGGTAAAGATGTTGAATTACATTTCAGTGGTCATGCAGGAGAAGAACCAATGATTGTAATTGATGCAAATTGGATAAAAACAGATGAAAACAATGTACCAATGTTAAATGGGAAAAAGACGGAAGTTTTAACAGAAGGTATTAAGATAAATTGTTAGGAGTGTGTCATTATGAAAATAACAGAAATGAATAATTGCATTGAAAAAATGAGAGAGTGTTACAGTTTTGATGATGATAAAACGGAAGTATGGCTTGGAGGAGATGTGCGTAGTTCATGTAATAGATATATTTCTGTTTGTACAAAAGATGAAAATGGAACACAAATTGAACTGACAAGATATGCGGAAGAATTAGTTGAAAAGTAATTTCAGATTATCGGAGGAAAGGATAGTGAAGTAAAAATGAAAAAGATACCTACGTTGTTTGAAAGAAAATATATAAGCAATTGCGTTGTAGAAACACTTCCAATTGTAAAAAAAGGTATGGAATGGGTTTTGAATGGAGATGGAATTGCAACGGTAAAATTTGATGGTTCATGTTGCGCGATTATCAACGGAGAATTTTACAAGAGATATGACGCAAAGAACGGTAAACCAGTTCCGAAAGGAGCTATTAAATGTCAGGAAAAGGCAGACCCAATTACAGGGCATTTTCCATGTTGGGTAAAAGTTGATGATAAGAAACCGGAGGATAAGTGGTTCAGAAAAGCATATGATACTGCAATGCAGTGTTGTTTAAGCCCTTTAACTGATGGAACGTATGAAGCGGTTGGAAAGCATTTTAATGGAAACCCGTACAATAAAGATTATGATGACCTTGTTCCGCATGGAAGAATCATTGTTGAAGTAGAACGAACCTTTGATGGAATTAAAAAATATCTATCCGAACATTATATAGAGGGTTTGGTATTTTGGAAAGACGGTATTCCTCAATGCAAAATTAAAAGGTCGGATTTTGGATTTGAGTGGAACAGTAAATAATTAAATTGCCGGCTAACAAACGGAGTTAGTCGCTAACCTAGAAAAATTATAGGCAGGATGCCTATTATAGCATCTCTGCTTGTGTGGAGGTGCTTTTTTAATGCATACAATTGAAGATGAGAAAAATATAAAAGAATACGAAAAATACATATTACGGAATGGAATAGACCGTAGTGTAATAGATGCATATTGCGAAGCAAGTAAAATTATACTTTGCGGAAGAAAAGACCGTGAATACGGATTGAAAGTTTCTACAAGAGCAAAAGAACTGATTTTTGAGTATATAAAATCAATTACAAATGGTGCTGACTTTAATTGGCTTGAAACACAATCTCAAAAAAACAAGCAGTCGTATGATATTTTAGATAAATATTACGATTTACTGCTTTATGAAGCACCTTACATTCTTGATAGTTACATTCTTTACATAGAAAAAAACAGACCTAAGAAAGAAAGATTTTACGAGCCTAGAAGAAAAACCCTTAAACAAGTTGCCGATAAGTTGCAGGAACTTGAAGATGGAAAACTTGACGAATTGTTTATTCACATGCCGCCAAGGACTGGTAAGAGTCAGATAATAACGCTTGCTATGTCATGGCATTGTGCAAAAGACGCAGAAAAAAGCAATTTGTATGTGACATACAAAGAGGGATTAGGCGGAGCGTTTTTAACTGGTGTTATGGAAATATGGACAGACCCAACATATTGTTTTTCCGATGTATTTCCAAAAGTAAAAGTTGCTGATACGGATTCAAAAAATCATAAAGTAGACCTTGTGAGAAAAAAGAAGTACAAAACACTTTCGGGAAAAGGATTGGAAAGTGGACTTAATGGAGAATATGACGCTTACGGCTGGATGGTATTGGATGATATTCTTGAAGGTATTCAAGATGTGCTTAACCCGGACACACTCAAACGAAAGCAGATTATCTTTGACAATAATGTAATGTCACGTAAAAAGGAACAGTGCAAACTAATCCATAATGGTACAATTTGGAGTTTGCACGACCTTTATAGTGATAGATTGGATTTCTTACAGAATAACCCAGAAGCAAAAAATATCAGATATGAAATTTTGAAGATACCGGCTTTGGATGAAAACGATGAAAGCAACTTTGATTATGATTATGGTGTTGGATATACAACGCAATACTATCGGACGTTAAGAGCAAAGTTTGAAGAAAACGACGATATGGCATCTTGGTACGCACAGTATCAGCAGGAACCAATTGAAAGAGACGGTGCAGTTTTTAATCCAGAACACATGAGATTTTACAATGGTGTATTGCCGGAAGAAGAACCTTACAGAATATGTGCTGCTTGTGACGTTGCTTTAGGCGGGGAAGATTTCCTCGCATTTGCGGTAGCTTATATGTACGAGGATGGTTCAATTTACATTGACGATGTTGTTTTCGACAACAGTGAAAAGAAAATAACAAAACCTAAAGTTGCAAACATGATTATTGATAATGACGTTGGAAGTGCATTTTTTGAAGCAAACCAAGGTGGAGAGGGATATAAGGATGAAATCGAAGAATTACTAAAGAAAAAAGGACGAAAAATAAATCTACGTTCTGAATATGCACCTACAAATATGAGAAAAGCACAAAGGATATGGGATAAGGCTGGAAGTATTAGAGAGTTTTATTTCCGTGATGTTGGATGCCGAAGTCAGGAATACAGAAAATTTATGACAAATTTATATAGTTTTACGGTTACTGGAAAAAACAAACATGAGGATGCGGCGGATTGCCTTGCGTCTTTAGCATACTTCATTGAGGGAAATTGGAGTATGGCAAAAATAGAAGTGCCAAAAAACCCATTTAGAGGAGGTTATAGAAATTATGGATACTAAAACATATTTACAGCAAATTAGTAGACTTGACCGAATGATAAACAATAAGTTATCTGAAATACAGCAATTTAGAGAGCTTGCACGAAGTGTTTCTGCTGTAAAAAATGAAGAAAGAGTAAAGACAAGTCCTAACTTTGACAAAATGGGTTCTACCTATTGCAAAATTGAAAAGATAGAAAAGGAATTGGATGATTTAATAGACACCTATGTAGATAAAAAGAATCTTATTGTTTCGCAAATTGATGGAATTGACAACGAAACTTATTATCATATTTTGTTTGCTCGGTATGTTGAGAAAAAGACATTTGAAAAAATTGCAGATGAAATGACGTATTCATGGAGACAAACAATTAGAATACACGGAAGAGCATTGCAGGAATTTGAAAAGTTATATGGAAAAACATACAAAGATTGATAATATGTCATAGTATGTCATATCGCAATTATTATATAATATAAAATGAAGAAATCAAAATAAAACACTGCCAAAAAAAGGCGGTGTTTTTTTATTGCAAGAAACGAGGTTTTTATGACGGAACCGAAAACGATATATTGTCCAAGATGTGGAAGAAAAGTAGCGACATGGGATGGACGTTCCAGTATGAATATTTCTGTGAATTGCAAAAAATGCAGAAAAAGAGTTGTTTACCATGTAGATACCGGAACTACAGAGCTGAAAAAAATATTACAAAGGACAACATCGAGTGGAATGACGTTTTGTTAGTGAGGTGCTTTAATGTTTAAGTATTATGGAAAAAACATAAGACCGTTTACGGCAGTAAATCAATGCAATTTTGGAAGAAAAGTAATTTTTACAAATAAATCCAAAATTACAAAATTAAATATTGTCGAAGAATTAAACAAGGCACTTTCGATTCACACGCAGAATGCAAAAGAAATCAATTACCTTGATAGATATTACAGAGGAGACCAGCCTATTTTATACCGTAAAAAGGTAAATAGGCCGGAAGTAAACAACAAACTTGTTTTAAATCTTGCTTATGAACTTGTTGAGCGTAAAACTGCTGAAATATGTGCAGAGCCTATTCAATATGTGTTACGTGGAACAGACGATAAGAAATCAGAAGAGATTACGGAACTTAATGTTACGATGGATTCTGAAAGCAAGCAAGAAGTAGATATTGATATTTGCCGTTGGAGAAGTATTTGCGGTACGGCTTATAGATTTGTTGGAAATGACAACGGAAACGGAGATTTACTTGATGAAAGCGACTTTGCTTTGTTTTCTGAAGACCCACGCTATACGTTTGTTGTTTATTATTCAAATAGAAAACCCGCATTTTCTTGCCAAATTAGAGAAGATGAAAACAATAATTCAATATACTTTTGCTATACGGAAAGAGAGTATTTTGAAATTGTTGACGGAAAAATTAAAAGTAGTGGGTTGAACGGAAATAACGCTATTCCGGTTGTGGAATATCCAAATAATGCAAGAAGATTATCGGATATTGAAATTACAATTCCTATTACGGATTCAATCAATACATTATCTTCTGACCGGGTAAACGGCATTGAGCAGTTTGTTTCTGCATGGATTAAATTTGTGAATTGCGAGATTGACAATGAATTATTTTCACAGATGAGATTAGAGGGTGCTTTAGTTGTTAAATCAAACAATGGCGAAAACAAAGCCGATGTTGATGTTATGACAAATGAACTGAACCAAACAGAAAGTCAAGTTGTTTTTGATGATTTGTTTGAAAGGTTTTTGAGTATTCAAGGCTTGGCTAATCGTTCAAACAATAATGCCGGAGGTGATACTGGAAATGCAGTAAACCTACGAAACGGACATTATGATGCAGGACTAAGAACGGCAATCAACGAACCGATACTAAAAAAATCGGAAAGAATGTCTCTTAGAATTATACTGAATCGTTTGCGTATAAAGCGAAATTTTACGCTTATGCCAAGCGACATTGAAATACATATCAACCATAACAAAATAGATAATCTGCTTACGAAATCAGAAGCACTTAAAATGTTACTTGAAGCAGGGGTTGATTACAAAAGGGCAATTAAAACCGTTGATTTGTTTAGCGACAGTGAAGCGGTTGCTCTTGAATCAAAAGAAAGAATGGAATATCTATATCCGACAAGCAAAGATGTAGAACCAAACAACAATCCAGTAAATAAAGAGGTAGTCGAATAGACTATCTCTTTTATTTTATAAAAATTTGCAGTTGTGCGTAAAACAACAGAACAATTCAAGCGGAGCAAACCGTGTTAAAAAACGTGAATTGACGGAGGTAATTATGACTAGAGAACAGGCAAAACAGAAACTTATTTCTTTTGGAGTGGCAGAGCCAACGGATGAGCAGATTTCAGATTTGCTTAATTCTATCAATGCTGAAACAAAGAAAGAAAAAGAAAGAGCAGATGGCTATAAGGAAAAGGCTGATAGGGCTGACGAATTACAGTCGCAGCTTGATGATTTGAATAGTCAGAACATGACAGAACTTGAAGTAGCAACAAAGGCACTTGAAAAGGCAAACAAACAAATTGCGCAGCTTGAAAAAAACGATGAAGTTCGTACGCAAAGAGCAAAAGCAATGGAAAAGTTTGGATTAACAGCGGAGCAGGCAAGCAAGGTTGTTACAGATGATGGTGCTACAGATTATGAGGTTCTCGGTCAGATTTTTGCCGACAGTAAAAAAACGGCTATTGCTGAATATGAGAAACAGAAACTTGACGATACGCCTAATCCGGGTGGTTCTACAGGTGGAAGTGGAGAAGAAAAAACAAACGCTGAAAAACTTGTAGAGAAGTATTACAGCGTTCAGAAACAGAATAATGACGTTTTATCACATTATGTAGGAGGTAATTAAAATGATGCAGTTTGAACAGACAGCATACGAGGGAGATGTAAACATCCTTAAGAGAAAACCGTTTGAAGGTATTCCTATGACACTTGATTTTACAAGTGTAACAGACAAATTAGCAAATGGGAAAAAGGTTGTTAAGGCTGGAACACCTATCGGAAAGACAGGAGTTGCAGACAACACAGCAACAGTAGTTGGTATTTTGCTTCATGATGTAACCGAAGATAGACCACAGGGTACATTGCTTAAGAAAGCTTATATTGACGAAACAACAGCCAAAAATCATTCGGGTGTAACCATTGATGCAGCAGTTAAGACAGCACTGCCAATGATTGTATTTGAGTAATTAACAGGAGGTAAAAAGAATGTTAGTAAATGAAGTAGTAGATACAAAAGCCATTGCGCTTGCAGCTACAAACGATGCAAGCAATGATATCCCTTATCTTGGATTACAGTGGTTTCCGGAAAGAAAGAAATCGGGACTTGATTTAAAGTGGATTAAAACACACAAAGGACTTCCGGTTTCGTTAAAGCCGTCAAACTTTGATGCATTGCCTACCATTCGAGCAAGAGAGGGATTAAAAACAGAAAAGACACAGATGGCATTTTTCCGTGAACAGATGGTTATTACAGAGGAAGATGCACAGGAAATCGACAGAATTAAGGATGAAAACGACCCGTATTTACAGGGAGCATTACAAAGTATCTATGATGATACCACAACACTTGTAAGAGGTGCAGAGGTTGTTCCGGAAAGAATGAGAATGGCTCTTCTTGCCACAGCAAAAGGACACCCAACAATCGGAATTGAATCTGATGGCGTTAAGTATGAGTATGATTACGACCCTAACGGAGAATATACCGCTAAGCATTACTTAAAGTTGCAGGACACAGCAATGTGGAGCGACACAGTAAATTCAAAGCCGCTTACCGACCTTAATAATGCAAGAAAATCACTTGCAAAACTTGGTAAGATTGCAACATATGTTCTTATGAACTCTAACACGTTTAATTATCTGTTAGAGAATAAACAGGTTAAAAATGCAATTCTTGCCCAGAACCTTACAGCAAATATTGAACTTACAGACGATAATGTAATTTCAATCGTTAAATCAAGAACAAAACTTACCATTGTTCTTTATGACAAAATGTATATTGGGGATGATGGCAAGGAAGCATATTTTTATCCAGATGATAAGGTTACATTACTTCCTTCTGGTGCTCTTGGCGGTACTTGGTTTGGTACTACACCGGAAGAGAGAACAGCTTCACAGGTGGTTGATGTAGACGTATCTATGTACGGAGTAGGAATTGCAGTAGCAAAGAAAGTTGAGTACGGTCCACCAGCTATTACATCTGTAACCGCTTCTGAGATTGTGCTTCCATCTTATGAAAATATGGATTCAACATTTGTAATTGAGGTTCATTCACAAGAGTAGGAGGTATTAAACATGATATATCCCTATATCGTAAATAAGAATGGTATTTGGTATGCAGCAGGAGAAGATGTTCCAGAAAATAATTTAAAAGAGGTGGAGAAATCCACCTCTAGTTTTTCTGAAAATACAAATCTGTCTGCTAAGAAATCTTATACCAAAACAGAAATCAATCGTATGTCTACCGCTGATTTACAAAAACTTGCTAACGAGCAGGGATTTGATAAAGCGGAAGAGATTAGCGGCGCAGATTTAAAGAAAATGTTGATTGAAAAATTCGGATTATAGGAGTTTGAATTATGGATGAAGCAATGGAAGTAGGACTGCAAGAAGAAATTATTGCAGATTTGACAATTGAATATGGAAATGAGCCTACGTTTAATGCTGACATAATTTTAGTAAAGGTCAAAGATGCTATACGAGAAGTTAAGAGCAGAAGAAACTATCAGGCAACATCTTACACAGATGATGAAGTTGAGAAAGACCTTTACGATAACTACTATTCCGTAATTAAGAATTTGGCAGTATATGATTTTGCACAGATGGGCGCACCATTTGAAAGTAGCCATAGCGAAAATTCAATTTCAAGGACTTGGGTTAGTCGTGATGATATTTTGAAATGTGTTTATCCATTTGTGCAGGTCTTATAGAAGATTGTGCGTGAGTTGTTTAGAGTATCTAAATTTCTTGCAGGGCGTTTCGTGTAAGCGGTGGAGGGCAACGAAACACTATAATTTGCGGAAAGGCGGTAAGGTATGAATATTGAGATTGCTTTACTTATTAGCGTTATTTCCGTTTGTTTTTCTGTTTACTTTGGACTAAAGAATAATAAGCGGACAGACACAAAAGATATAGAAGAACGCGTAAAAGACAACACAAGAATCAATGTAAAACTTGATGATATAGGACAAGATACTAAAGAGATTAAATCAGAAATATCATCCATGAGGGAAGATATTAAAATGCACAATGACAGAATTATTAAAGTTGAAGAAAGTTGCAAGCAGGCTCATCACAGGCTTAACGGACTTGAAGAACGTCTCAACGGAAAGGAAGTAAGAAAAGATGGATAGTATTATGAGTTATGTAAAACCGGAACTGATTGTAGTAGCAGTTGTTCTGTATATTATCGGTGTCGGAATTAAAAAAATGGATGTTATCAAAGATAAGTACATTCCTTGTATTTTAGGTGTTCTTGGTATTTTGCTTTGTGCCATTTGGGTAATGGCAAATACATCTATTGGAACAGTACCAGAAATGCTTATGGCAGTGTTTACATCAATTGTTCAGGGTGTCCTTGTTGCCGGATTGAGTGTTTACGGAAATCAGCTCATTAAACAGATTAAATCAAGTGAGTAGGTGGTTGCCTTGATGACGTTGGCATCTAACAAACAAAAAATGTATTATTCGTTGCAAGACGGGCAAATACCGATATATGAAAGTTATACAGACGAAGAGGGAAATATAATTTACATTACGGATGATGATGGAAACAAGATTGAAACCGGAGAAACAACAATTGGTTATACAAAACCAGTTGAATTTAAGGCAAACATCACAAATAAGTTAAATGAAGTTGTATGGCAAGACTATGGTATTGATGATAGTACAAACTATGCACAAATCATTGTTAGTAAAGGTTATTTGCCTTTGAAATCCGGTAGCGTGATTTGGAAGAAGTCAGAAATCGTATACAAGGATGATGATAACACAATTCCAGATGAAAGCAGTGCTGATTACACAGTAAAAGGTGTTGCGGACGAGGGATTAAATGAGGACTTGTTTTTGTTAAAAAGGAATGTGAAATAGTATGGGAAAAAAAACATTTACTGCGGACTTGTCTGTAAGTGGATTAAACGCCCTTAAAAAGCAACTTTTGCAGTATAGGGATGATTTACCTATCAAATGTAAACAACTTGTTTCTAGGCTATTACAAAGTGGTGTAGAGGTTACTGAAACGAATATATCAAAGAGTCCATTAGGAAAGTATGTTACGGTTTCGACAAACATATCTGCTGACAAGATTGGGTGTGATGGTATATTGCTTGCCAAGGGACAAGTAAAAGAACAAGATGGTTACGCACCGTTTAGTATTTTGCTTGCTATTGAATTTGGTGCAGGTGTTCATTTTAACCCAACGAAAAATCCATTAGTCGGAAGTAAATTTCCTTATGGCGTTGGTACATTTCCGGGGCAGACACACGCTTATGAAGATATGTGGTGGTACTGGAACGAAAAGGAACAAAAATGGATGCCTACGCATGGTGTAAAAGCCACTATGCCTATGTATAAAGCCGGAGAAGATATAAGAAGCAAAATTATAAAAACGGCAAAAGAAATATTTTGAAAGTAGGTGGTGCATATGTCGGTGGAATGGGATGAATTAGTGCCATCTACTGTATTCACAAGGATAAAAACAAACTTTTCTGATAGTTTGAAAAAAAAATACAAAATGACAGACAAAAACTTTTCTTCCGTTGGCAGTAGTAATACACCAGCGGTTTTTCCTTTTGTAAGATTGCAATTGTTACCCGGTTCAGAAATCGGAGAAGATTTAGAGGGTGATAAAATCAATGCGGAAAAGTTTTCTTTTCAAATTGATGTGACTGATAATAAATCACAAGCAAGAGCAAAAGAAGTTATAAGGGAAGTTAAGAGAATTATGAAAACAATGCGTTTTCGTGGTTCTTCAATGCCTACGCAAGATGATACAAAAGACACTTACCGGCAAACTGCTAGATTTAGCAGAACAATCGGAAAGAATGACGTATATTGACGTAAATACAAGCCGAAAGGCTTTATTTTTTTATTAAATTTAAGGAGGTAACAAGATGGCTTCAACAAGTTATTTGGCAAGAATTATCTACAAAGAACACAGCGAAGATGGATTTGCAGGAACATACAAATTGATGTTACGTGCAAAGTCAATCCCATCGCCAACATCTGCACCGAACACTGTAGAAAGTACCACGATGGAGGATGATGCACAGACTTTTGAAATGGGTATTAAACAGTCTGACGCAAAAGAGTTTGTAGGAAACCTTGAAAAAGATGATTTTAGTGCTCTTTTGAATGTTGAGGGTAAAAAATGCGACATTATTCAGTTGTATGGAACGGATGGCGTTGGTGGTGTTGCCAAAGCAGCATATGTAGGGCAGATTACACCTACTGTAAATGATGTAGGCGGCGTAGATGAAATTCTTGAAATGACCGCTACCGTTGTTCAGAATACCGTGCCTAAATGGGTTACTGAACAACTTACAGTCGTTGATAACAAGGATGGTACTTTCACTGTTACAAAAGTGGGGTAACAAGCTATTCAACGAGAAACAATAAAAAGGCTGTGTTGAGTAGCGAGGATGAAGAGACAGCCGAACCGGAACTCGAATAATATATGCAGTAAAAAAGAGAGCCACCTTTCGGGGTGGCTCCTTTCCACTAAAAGTGGGGAAAGGATAAATCATTATGGAATTAAAAGTTAAAGGTAAGGAATACAAGGTTAGATTTGGATATAACAGTTTCTGCGACACAGATTTGATGGACAGAACAAAGGATTTGCTTGGAATTTTTGACAGTGAAGAAGTTGAAAATGACAGTGATGTGGGCGGCATTGGCAAGGTTAAAGAACTGTTTTGCTGTGTTCGTGATTTGCTTTACGTTGGATTTCAGAAAGAAAATCCAGTTGAGAGCGTTCAGGAAGTAGGAGATATTCTTGACGATTACCACGATGAATCGCCAGATAAAGGAATCCTTGATTTGTTTACGCAGTTGACGGAGGAATTGATGAGTAAGGGTTTTTTGGGAGACCTGTTAAACCAGATTGGGGAGACAGAGGAAGCATCGGAGAAAGTAACGAAACTTCCGCAAGACCACAAGAAGCCACAGAAAAAATAAATAAGTCATACTCGGATTTTATATATGAAGATGTAATACCTCATTATCTTTTCTATGGAGTTTCTTACGATAGGATTATGGAAAGTTGTCCAAAAGACTTATATCCATATGACAAAGCGCATGAACTCCAGTTAAAAGAACAAGATGAATTGCAATATAGGTGGTGGGGCAATTATGGCATATCTGCTTTGATTGTAGCCATAGACAGTTGCTTGCATGGTGAATCAGCAAAATCAGAATATATTAAAAGTCCAATTATGTCAAAAATGTTTGAAGAAGAATATATAGCAGAAAAAGAAACAGAAGAACAAGAGATAAAGAAAGCAATTGAAATTGAAAAACAGTGGATGGCAAGGTCTATGAACAAGGGATTGCCAGAAACAATCATATAAGGAGTGTTGAAAAATGAAAAAAAAGCATTCAATTAGAATTGACAGAAAAAAGTTACATCCATGGTTAAACTACAAACTTGGACTTTTGCTTAAAGAGTGTGCAAAAAATGGAATCTATCTGATTATCACAGAGGGGTTTCGTACAAAAGCATATCAGGATTCGCTTTATGCAAAGGGAAGAACAAAGCCGGGCAAGATAGTAACAAATGCTACCGGAAGTGCGTATTCTTCTCAACACCAGTGGGGTATTGCTTTTGACATTGCAATCAATGATTCTAAACTGCTTTATAACGATAAACTGATTAGAAAAGTTGCTAAGATTGCAAAATCAAAGAAAATCGGTTTGAAATGGGGTGGAGATTGGAAATCTATTGTTGATACTCCGCATTTTTATCTTGGCAAGTGGGGAAGTACAACCAAAAAGTTAATGTCCACATATGGCTCTTTTGATAAATTCAAGAAAACGTGGACCGGTAAATTACGTTGCAATACATATTTGAGGAAAGGGCGTTTGTTTACGTCTAAAAAACTTATGACAATCAAAAAAGGTGAAACCGTAAGGATTCTGTGGAAATCAAAAGTAAGCAGAGTTGCCAAAATTGAGTATGCAGGAAAGTACGGTTTTATTAGATTGAAAAATCTTGCGTAATGCAAATGATAGATAGTGAGGTGTTAGTATGTCAGAAACAGTTGAATCGTTGGAGATTAAAATAAATGCAACGGCAAAAAGTGCCAAAGATGAAATTACAAATCTTGTTGGTAAAATTGATGTATTAACATCTTCACTGTCTAAGATTAACGGTAGCAATTTAAGTGGACTTGCAAATGGAGTATCAAAACTTGGAAATGCTACCAAAACATTAAGCGGAGTAAAGGCAACCGACTACAATAGAATTGCAAAAGGATTTGAACGTTTTGCAAAAATTGATGTTGGTGGATTATCTCGTACTGCCAGTGGTTTGAATACACTGGCAAATGGTCTTAACAATCTTGGAAACATTCAGAATCTTGGTGGCATTACATCTGCCGTAAATGCAGTTAAAAATCTTTCAAAAGTAGATATGGCTGGATTTGATACATCCAAAATGACAAAGATTGCAAATTCTGTTTCAAATTTAGCAACCAAACTTAGCGGTGTATCTGAAATTGAAAGCACTGTGACACGTGTTGTGGGTTCATTGGCAAGACTTTCTAATAGCGGTCAGTATATTAGTAATGTAACAACAGAATTTCCGGAATTAGGCAAGCAAGTAGTAAAACTTGTACGCAAATTATCTTCTGCAAATGCAATTGATATTAGCATTACAAAAGTTGTAGAGGGTATTGCTAAACTTGCAAATGCAGGGAAACGTGTTGGCGAAACAGTTGCAAACCTTAAGAAACTTGGTAAGGGCGTAATGAATTTGCTGAAAAAACTGCAAAATGCACCTCAAATTAACTCAAACGTAGCCAACACAATTCAAGGTCTTGGAAACCTTGCGTCAAGCGGTAGTAGAATTTCCACTGTTTCTGATAGAGCATCAACAAGCACTAAAAAACTTGGAAATGCACTTAGTTCATTGAAAGACAAATTAAAAAGCGCACATAAATCATCAAAAGGTTTTGTAAGTAGCATTGGTATGTTCTATGCTAAGTTCTTTTTGGTAATTCGTGCTGTAAAGAAATTCGGTCAAGCAATTGGTTCGGCGCAGGACTACATTGAGGAATTTAACTATTTTTCGGTTGCGCTTGATAAGGTTGGAAAAGACAGTGCTAACCAGTTTAAGAAAGCCGGTTATAATAGTGCGGAAGAATATGCAGGAAGTTTCCGTAAAAGATTTGGAAAACTTCAAAAGCAGTTGACTGGATATAAGGTTGATACTAACACCGGAGATGCAACAAATACTTTTTCACACAACCTTGGTTTGGATTTGACAGAGGTTATGAATTACAACGCCGCTATTGCACAGATTACGAACTCTGCCGGTATGCTTGGTGAAACGTCGATTGATTCCGCAAAAGCACTTACTATGTTATCCGCAGATTGGGCGTCTTTAGCAAACTTAGACACCGCTGACGTTATGCAAAACTTTCAATCAGCTCTTGTCGGACAGAGCAGAGCCGTTTATAAATACGGACTTGACATCACCTCCGCTGGCTTAGCACAAACTGCGATGAATCACGGTGTTACAGAAAGTATTAAGAACCTTTCGCAACAGTCCAAAATGCAGTTGCGCGTTTTGACTATGTTGGAACAGTCAAAGGTTGCATATGCTGATTTGGCACGGACAATTAACCAACCTGCAAACCAGTTGAGGATGTTGCAGGCTGGATTTAAGAAACTGGCTTTGACAATTGGCTCCTTGTTTATGCCGATTGTTCAAAAATTGTACCCATATATGAATGCTGTGGTTATGGTTTTGCAGGATTTCGCACAGTGGGTAGCGAAACTGGCAGGAATCAAACTTGGTGATACGGATGGTTCACGGAAAACACCAGAGGTACCAGACTACTCCGATGCGGCAGACGATACGGATAAAGTTGCTAAGAACATGGATAAGACGGCTAAAAAGACAAAAAAAGCCGCCGACAATTTGCAGGGATTTGATATTGTAAATAAATTGCAGGACAACAGTGATAGTGATAGCGATGACGATGATGACGATAAGAATGCTAATATTGACCTTTCTAAGGATATTAGCGACGCATTAAAGAACTATGAAAAGATATGGGATAATGCTTTTAAGAGCAACCAGAACAAAGCAGTTGAGTTGTATAAGAAGATGAAGAAAGCAATCCTTGACGCATGGAAAGGTGGAGATTTTACTTCTCTCGGTTCGGCACTGGCTAACTGGATTAACAAGGGAATGAGAAGCATTCCATGGACAAAGATTAAAAAGACTACGAAGAAGATTGCTAAATCTCTTGCTACGTTCTTAAATGGATTTGTTAAAGACCTTGATTGGACAAAACTTGGAGAAAATTTCTCCGAGGGATTGAATACATGGTTTGAAACATCATACACCTTTTTCAAGACGTTTGATTGGCTTAAATTCGGTCAAAGTATTAAAGAGGGTATAACGGCTGCCATAAATACTTTTGACGGTGATTTAGCAGGAAAATCACTTGGAGCGAAGTTGCGTGGTATGATTCAGTTTGCTTTTGGCGTTATGGTAGATTTTCCATATGAAAATCTTGGAAAGAAAATCGGAGATTACATCAACGGATTTCTTGAAGAGATGGGAGAAGTCCGCAAGAATACTGGATTAACTGGATGGCAGGAGTTAGGAAAGACAATCAGTGATGGAATTACTGGAATACTTGATACGATTGATACAGCACTTTCTACTGTAGATTGGTGGGAAGTTGGAAAAGCAATTGGAGATTTTCTTGCTCAAATAGAATGGGGAAAAACACTTTTGAAAGTAGGTAAAATAATAGGCAAAGCATTGCTTAGTGCCTTAAAAGTGGCTATTTCTGCCTTTGCTAGAGACCCATTAGGTATTGCGTTGAAGTTATCAACGGTTATTGCTGGATTTATGGTTTATAAAAAATTCAAAGCCGTATGGGGCGCATTGCAAATAATGTTTGGAAAGGGAATACAAGATTCTCTGGTTAAATCAGCAACAGAAATAAAATCGGAGAAAATAGCGTCAGCATGGAGCAAGAAATTTAGTACAATAGGAACAAAATTAGGAAAACTGGTTGGAAAACTTATGGTTGTTGAAATTGCTTTTCAGATTGCCGGCGCAATTACTGATAAGTTGCTTGAAGCATCTGGCGGTGACAGCAAACAACTTACGAAGAACTTAAAAACTATATATGGAGAAAAAGGTGGAAGTTTTGCCGCTTCATTGCTTTCTACGGTTTCAGGAATTACTGGTGGTGATTATCAATCAACGTATGGTTGGAACGCACATGCTAGTGGTGATGTAGACCTCAAAAAGACAATTTCACGATACAGTGAATTTTCAAGTGAATTAACTGAATTGCAGAAAAAAATGGATGAACTTGGTATTGCCGCTCTTACGCAAAATAGTATTTTAAGTAAAACAGGAAAAAATTTGCGAAAAGGTATTATTACAAAAAAATCCGTAAAAGATGCAGTTGGGAAAAAGGGAATAAAAAAGGATGAATTGCAAAATCTTCTTGGTATAAATGGAGTAGAAAAAACATCAGATTACGAAAAAGCACAAAAGAAATTAAAAACTACGATGGAAAAATTAAATGTTCCAGCAAAAGAACAAAAGATTATTTTGAAATCGTTAGAAACCGAACTTAAAAATGGTGAAATTACATGGGAAGATTACAGAAAGATAACAGATAAGAACTACAAGTCAACAGACGCATTGAAGAAAAAAATTGATTCCTTGAAACCAAAATCAGTAAAGGTTAAGGCTGAAACCTCTGGTGGTGATGATGTTGATAGTTTGCAGGGGAAAGTAGATAGCGTAAATAGCAAAACAGTAACAATTACGGCTGGAATTAAAGGGGTTGATATAAAGACGTTTGGCGATTTAAGTGTTGCGATGAAAACTATGAAAAACCGTGATATAAATGTGAATATTTCCGCTAATTTAAGGAAAGCGTGGTATAAATCTGTTCAGAAAGAATTGTATTCACGGACGTTTTCTATCAACGCAAATACAAAAGTGATAAAGGCTAGTGGTAAGGAAGTTGAAAAAGCAACTAAAAGCCAAACCGGAAAGAAATACAACGGAGAAAAGTTTAAGAAACTGATGAACGCTGTTGGAACCACACAAGACCAGTGGGGAAGAGTTGTTATACCTGGAGCAATAGATTACAATGGTAGTAGCAAAAAGGCTAAAGCGGCACAGCAGAGTAAAAAGTGGAAAGAACTCATTAAATATTTGAAGAAGTACGGAATAGCAACAAATAATCCAATACTGTTTGCTAACGGTGGATTTCCGGAAGATGGTTGGTTCCGTGCAAGTCACGGCGAAATGATGGGTAAATTCGACAATGGTAAGTCCGTTGTTGCAAATAACAAACAGATTACGACCGGTATTTCCGAAGCGGTTGCACCGGCTGTTTATGCGGCTACAAAGGCGGCAATCAAAGAGGAATTATCAAATGCAAATGTCGGTGGCGGTGATGTTTACCTTGACGGAACAAAAGTAACAACGGCAATTATGAACAACGCAAAGAAAATCTCCAAGAACAAAGGAATTTCTTGGAATATGGCTTAAAGAAAGAGGCTCATGCAAATGGGTCTCTTTTTATGTGAAAAAGTTAGGAGGTGTCATATGGCATTTACGTTGAAGTTTGGTTGGACTAAGGACAGTTTAGAAGATATGCCAACACCAAAATACGAGGGTTGGAAAATCTCACGAGAAAAAGTGTGGAACGCAAAAGCAGGAAGAAGTTCAAAAGCACTTTACAACGGAAAGATAGTTGCAAAGAAAGTAACGCTTGACATGGCATTTCCGGCAAATTTGACACCAAGCGAAATCAAAAAGTTGATGAAGTACGCAGACCCAGATGATTTATCAAACCGGTACGGCTACATACAGTTCACCAATGAAAAAGGAGAAAAAGAAACAAAGCAGTTTTATTTTGGAAACCCTAGTTTTGACGCAATGACTTTCCTTAATGGAAAGTTTATTTGGTCTAGCATACAGATACAGGCGGTGGAGCGATGAGTTATACAGCAAAAGTTTTTTATGTTTTGGAAAGCGACCCTACATATACATTGAAATATGATTCACTTGTAAAAGATGTAAATATCGGAGATTCGTTTAGTTTGTCTTTTTTGGATTTTGACTATAACAAAACTCATTACTACGTAAAATACGCTATCAATAACGGAAGTGTGTATAAACGTGGCGTAAATACGGTTGATTGTAAAAGCATGATGATTTCGGATGATTATAGGTATATGTCTTGGTACGTGTTCTGCACAGAAGATGAAACAGATATTACTGGAGACTGTGCAGTTTCCTATATTGACATAGCAACAGAATTATATTTGAGTATAAGTACAGGAAATTCGGATAGTGTAAGCACAAGAGGAAAAGAAACGCTAATATCTGTAAGTATATCGCAAGGTTGTGTTAGTGATTCATTTGCCAGTTATGGCTCTACTTATAGTCCTACTATGAGTTGTGAAATGTATGCAGAAAATAACGATTTTACGGATGCCCTTATTGCAAAGACATATTACGATAATACATTAAAAGGAACTATTGTAAATGCATGGATTATTATAGGGAATGAATTTGCATATCCGGTACCTATCGGAAGATTTATTGTAAAAGAAAATCCAACATACAACGGTGATACTGTTTCATTTAATGGGAACGGTTTGATGAGTGAATACATGGATAGAGCAGAAATCGTCATTAGTTCGCTAAACGAATATCACAAAACGGAATTGGAAGAAAAATACGTACCTAGCCAATTGCAGTTTATCTACACACGTGACGACGTTTATTATTGGGAGTATTTGCCGCAAGACTTTTTGCGTGTCACAGGATGCCCGCTATACATTGATAATTGGAAAGATGTTTTATCGTCAATCAAACAATATAAGTTGTACCATTTGATGATTCCTATGTTATCAAATTTTGCGGACAATGATGAGGATGGTTACGATTGGGATTGGGAAAGCAGAATCACATGGAGAGATTTGTTGTCTGGTATAGCAGTTTTGTTACGTGCAAATGTGATTGAAAAAAACGGTGCTTTTTATATTAAGCAGTTACCAGAGTTGCAAACAGATAACAATTACAGACCTATATTTAATGGAGATACCTATGATTCTAATGCGATTTTCGGAAACAACCTTATGTGTCCAAACAACGTATCTGTAAAGGCTAATAATTGGTACTTTTACGAGACAAACAGTGACTATGTTGGATTTGGATATTACGAGGGTGAATCCACGGTCGTATTGAATGACAAGGCAAGCAGTGTATCGAATGTAGAGAATTATCCAGTGACGATTGAAACACCTTGGATATTATACGAAACGCTTGACAGAAATACGGTTCATACGTATTTAGGACAAGTTACGCCAATGCAGTGGAAAACAGGGTTATCCTTTTTGAACAAGGCGTTTGTTTACCATAAAGCGAGTATCGAAACAATGTACTGGCATCCTCTTATGTCGGTTGGTGAAATGCTTACGTTCGAGGACTATGACGGAGTTAAGAAGTATGTGCTTGTCGGAGAAATGACGCTGCACTACGACGGTGGGTTTTATGCAGAGATTACGTCACCGTGTGAAGTGCAGGAATCAAACGCATCGTCAGTTGGTAGCAGTGGTTCCAGTAGTTACAATAGTGGAACAATGGCGCAGGCAAGCGGAACGGTTACTAGTACAATCCTTGGTGCTATTTTCAAGGATGGAGTTATTACAAATAGTAAAATTGCGGATTCCACGATTGAGAATAGCAAGATTAAGGATTCTACAATCACCAACGCAAAGATTGCGGATGCTACGATTGAATTGGAAAAGGTGTCGAAATCTTTTATTACGGATTTAACGGCAGATAATGCGTATATTAAAAATCTGAAAGCAACTATCGGTGAGTTTGGATATATTACTGCCGAAAATGCTGATTTGACATATGCAACCATTACATCACTGCAAGCAGTAGATGGAAAGATAGATACATTGTCCTCAAAGGCTATCACTACAGAAAACCTTAGTGCAAAGGTAGCAGCCCTAGGCTATTTGTCAGCGGAGAGTGCAGATTTAAAATATGCAAACATCAAATTATCCAATATTGAAGTTGCAGATATTGCTACATTATTTGCAGGAGTTGGTCTTATTGATAGAACAACAATCGTAGAAGGACATATCACTGGTTTTTTAGACAGTGTTGAAGTCAACGCCGCAAACATTACGGCCGGCACTTTAGTGGCAGACAGAATATTGCTAAAAGGCGAAAATGGATTGCTTTATTCGCTGAATAATTTAGGAGAACTTCAAAGTAAAACAGTTGATACTTTGGATGGATATATACTTACTGACCGGACCGTAAATGCAGATAAAATCGTAGCAAAAAGCATAACAGCAAATGAACTTGATGTTGAAAAGGTTTTTGCGAATTCTGCTGTTATTAAAAAAATATTTTCGCAAGACGTGACGGCAACCGGAACCATCACTGGTGCAACATTAAAAGGTGCAAATGCAGAGATAGATAACGGTTTGATTGGTGGATTTAATATAACGGAAGGTGAAATTTCAAAAGTATACACGAAAAGTAGCAGTGAAGTTTCCGACAAACAAGATTCATATGAATTAGACATATCAAGCAATGGGGTTCCTTCTTTTAAAGGAATTGGTCAGATATGGAAAGATAACTCTACTAAAGTTGTTTATGAATCAATTTTTGATAACACATTAACAATAGACCAGTATATGTTTTTAAATAATTCAAATATAAAACAATCATGGTTTAGAACGGAGTTTGCTGATTCATATGCCGGAAATATAACCATATCTCAATTAAATGCGAATGGATTAGTGGAAATTAAAACCGCTTATGGACAGGGATATCTAAGTCATACTAAATATGAAAATGGAAAACCCTCGGAAGAACTTCCATTTAGGGTCGACGCTCCTCTTAAGATATACTCTAATCGTAATGCATCACTGACGAATTACGACTTACAAATTTCGTCTAATACTGGAAATCATATGAATCTTGGACAAAGAACGATTCAAGCAGTCGATAAGAACAATGCTGCGACAACTTTATATTTAAACAGCTATGGGGGAAGTGTATCAATTGGTAGAGTTAATGGGGCTGGAACCACTACATTAAACGCTAATGTTGCTTTTGAAAAGCATTGTTCGAGTGTGACAACAACGACGCCGAGTTCAACTATCTTATATGGCATTACCATGAATGGTGGTTTATTCAAAGCCGTAGTATTTCGCGACTATTCAATTGCTTCAGCATCACCTTGGGCGAGCATTGTTCAAACAGAGCTAATGCCTGGTGATTCCGGTGCAGCAGATGTTGTCCAGTATCACAACATGGTAACTGGTAGAGGTGAATGTGTTAGAGTGGCTTTTAATGCTAAGACTGGAAACCTAGCCGTTAATGCACAGTATAACACCATAACCAATGATAACCTGAATGGAATAGCGATATTCCCAGTGTTACAATAAATAATTCAAATTAGGAGGTAAAAAGAAATGGATGAAAACAAAATTACACTCAATGACTATGTGGAAAAGAAACTGTCTGCTGAAATCGCAGAACTTAAAGTTCAGCTTGCAAAGACGGAGTTTACGTTTCTTGCTTTGCAGGAAGAGAACGAGCGGTTGAAAGCACAGTTGGCAGAAAAAAGAGGGAAAACCCGAAAAGGATGAATAATATTTTTGAATCCTACATATAATATATTACATGGTAATCCCATGTAATCAAGTTTCGGTTTGGGAGAGGGGTTGCAAATTCCCCTTTCCCTACAATTATATGCTAGGAGGAAATTTATGATAGGAGAACGCAGGAAATATAGAAGAAAGTTGAAGAAAATCATTTTTCAGATGAAAAACGTAGATTCGTTGAGATATTACTGTGAATACATTGCCGAAAAAGAAAGATTAAAAGGCAATACTTATAAGGTATAAAAATTATTATTTAGTATCAGTTTTGTTTGCTATCCAAAGCAGGTCAATTCCCTCTAAGATATATTTTCTGGCTTTCTCATCGAGGGTATAATATTTCTTAATGGCTTCTTTTAGTTCTACATCTTCTGAAATATGAGCGTCCAAAAGGGCATCTTCTTCTGAATATGTTTTATCTTTTCCATTAACCAAATAATCAATAGAGCAATCTAAGCATTCTGCAATTTTTCTAATTTTTGAAATTTTAGGCTCACTTTTACCCTTTTTCCAATCGGAAAATGTACTTTTGGGAAAATCACAATATCTTGCTACTTTTGCATCATTTAAACCTTTTAAATCTCTTAATTTACAGTATCTTTCGTACATAGAAAATCTCCTTATCAAAAAAAGTTGCAATTTCTCAACTTTTAGGGTTGACAAACAAGACTTCCTAATGTATTATAAAAACAAGTTAGGAAATCTCAACCAATTCAAAATTGAGAAATTTATATTATGTTTTTTGCACAATTCATAGTATATACGATTTTCTAACTTTTATCAAGACATAGTTGTGAAAATCGAACAACTAAAAAGGATTTTCGGTAAAAAGACTGTTAGTGTGCCGTCACTAACAGTCCTTTACCCCAATTTTTATACCGTATGCACTTTGCAGTCTTTCGACGCATTGTACGACACCAATGCTTCTTAAAGCACTCTGCCACTTATGCAGTTTGGGTTCAGCATAATTTATTGCCATTAGTTGGCAGATTGCAAGGAACAAGCGGTGTAGTGTGACAAATATCGGAATGTCAACCTCGAGTTTTTAACGAACTTCTCTGTTCGGCTACGCTACACTTGATGTTACATTTCACTCCATTTTAACGTGCTGTGGCTTCACGATTGCGACCTTGCAAATGCGGAACAGGCAAATTCAAAATTGCTTTCAAGGTATACACCTCCTAAGATGAATTTACCTAAAATGGCTTATTTATTATAACGAAAATCCTAACGCAAGTCAAGAAAGGAGATGAGATTTTGGACAAGGGAAATAGAAAGAAAAGTTTTAAAAAGTTAGAATTGCTTGTTAATTCGAGAAACATTACCTTTTATAAATTGGCTGATGAACTCGGATTGGCTAGAAGTACTTTTTCGGATTGGAAATCTGGGAAATCAATGCCAAAGACGGATAAACTGATTAAGATTTCGAATTACTTTGGTGTAGAAATTTCCTATTTTATTGAGTAAAGAAAGGAGTAGACATGAACGATTTACAGATTTTTGAAAATTCAGAGTTTGGAAAAATCCGTACCATTACAAAGGATAATGAGCCTATGTTTTGCTTGGCTGATGTGTGTAAGGCACTTGAACTTACAAATAGCAGAAGTGTAGCGGATAGATTAGAAGATGACGAGCGGTGTAAGTTAGACTTACCCCGTCAGGGCGAGACTTGGTTTGTTACAGAAAGCGGATTGTATGCTGTTATTCTTCGTAGTGATAAGCCGAATGCAAAGAAGTTTCGTAAATGGGTAACTGGCGAGGTGCTTCCATCTATCCGCAAGAATGGCGGTTACATTGCCAATCAGGAGAATCTTACTCCGGAACAGATTGTAGCCAACGCATTAGTTGTGGCACAGAACATCATAACTCAAAAGGACAAGCAGATTGAGGAAATGACACCAAAGGCGAATTACTTTGACGCTTTGGTAGATAAGAAATTGAATACCAACATCCGTGACACCGCAAAGGAACTGGGTATCGGAGAAAAAGCATTTGTTTCTTTTCTTATTGAAAAAGGATATGTTTTCAGACAGGGGAAACATAGAAAATTGCGTCCATATGCCAAATACGCAGAGAGCGGAAACGGCTTGTTTGTCTTAAAGGACAAGCACAACGAGCAGAACGGTTGGGCAGGACAGCAGATGTATGTCACTCCAAAGGGAAAAGAAACATTCCGTCTGCTTTTGGAAGAAAGGGAGTGAGCCTATTATTCAGAAGATGATATTGGCGGTTCTGACATTTCTTCTTATTATAACGGTGGCAACAAGCGTGTTTAAGGATGTATACGCTTACGAGCCGGAATATGCACAAGAAGATACGTTATTTATAAAAACAGAAGAACCGCAGGTAAATGTGATTCCAAATGCAAATACGAACAGTTCTTTGGAATCCGCAAAACACATAAAGCAAAAGAAAAAGTCAAAGAAGAAACACAAGGAAAGGAAAGGCGTTCAATTCTTGATAACTGCATATTGTCCTTGTTGCGATTGTTCAGAGGGGTACGGAAAGATAACTTCTACTGGCAAGATACCAAAGCAGGGAAGAACAATAGCGGTTGACCCTAAAGTCATACCGTATGGAACAAAGGTTAAAATTAAAGGTCTTGGAACATTTATAGCAGAGGACTGCGGTGGTGCGATAAAGGGGAATCGAATTGACATATACTTTGAATCTCATGCAGACACAGAGAGATTCGGAGTGCAAAGAAGAACAGTATTTATATTAGGAAAGGATGATTGAATGATTAAGACAGATGCTAAGCCGGCAACACCAGAATTGATTGCAAATTTAATTGAACTTGGTGCAATTTATGTGAAAGACGGAGAGTTTTATGCAAATGAACCGGGAACATACAGAAAAGAAAAGGAATAGCACCCTTGACCGCAAATCAAACTGCTATTCCAGTAGTAAATAACTATGTGTTATTTGCGCTCATTTTATCAAATAAGGAGTGAAAAGTCAAGATGAATACAATTTTATTAAGAGGTACCGTGGCGAGTAAGATTAAATTCTCTCATTCGTCGCATGGTGAGAACTTTTATGAATTTCGCTTAAAAAGCGAAAGAAAAAGCAAGAAAGAGGATATTCTAATCTGCTTGGTTCCAGAGATTATTCTGGAAAAGTGTTCGATTATAGAACACGAAAAGATTGAAGTCCAAGGAGAAATTCGGACTATCAATAGAAAAAATCATAAGCACATTTATGTATTTGTGCAGGATGCCATGTGCGGCGGAGAGGTAAATTCATTGCCGGACGTAAATGAAGTAAAAATGGATGCGCATATTTGCATTCAACCTAATTTACGGCGCACATCTGCTTCCAATAGAAGAGTATGCGATGTCATTGCGGCAAGCAACCGACAATACGGCTCCGACTATATTCCATGTATAGCATGGGGGAGATATGCTACATACGTTTCAAAATGCGATGTAGGTACTCATCTGGAAATTATCGGAAGATTGCAGAGTCGTGAATATCACAAGCAGATGGACGATGGCACAGTAGCAGTAAAAACCGCTTTTGAAGTATCAGTTTCAAAAGTCAAAGAAATCAGAAAGGAGAATGAGGAATGATTTTGAAATCATTGCACTTGGAAAATTTCAAAGGGATTAAAAGCCTTGATGTAAATTTTTCCAAGAAAACAAAAATCAAAGGTCAAAATGCAAGTGGTAAAACAACGGTGTTTGACGCTTTTACATGGCTTCTGTTTAACAAGAACAGTGCCGGAGAGGAGAAATTCAATGTTCGTCCATTAGATAAGGATGGAAAACGCATTGATGATGTGGAAATTAAGGTTGTTGCTGTCTTAGATGTGGATGGCAAGGAAGTTGAACTTTCAAAGGTTCAGAAGCAGAACTGGGTTAAGAAAAGAGGTACAGATACAGTTTCTTTGCAGGGAAATGTCAATTCATTTGAGATTGACGGCTACCCAAAGAGTGAATCGGATTTCAAGGAATATGTTGCCGGACTTGCAAAGAGCGAGGATATGTTTAAAATGCTTACAAATCCGCAGTATTTCAACTCTATGAAATGGAAAGACCAGAGAAAAATCTTAATGAAACTTGTTGATGATTTTTCGGACGTAGAACTGGCAAAGACAGACGAAAGGTTTTTACCGTTGATTAGTGAATTGGAAAAAGCACCGTCAGTTGAAGATATTCGCTCAAAATTCCAAAAGATGCTTTCGGAGTGGAAGAAGAAACAGGCTGAAATTCCGGTCCGGATTGACGAAGCTGAAAAATCCAAAGTTGATGTAGATGCCGCAGAGCAGGAACTTAAAAAATCAGACTTGGAAAGACGCATTTCTGAAATTGACGAAAAAATTTCAGATACTAATGGTGTATTAAAGAAATTGCGAGACGAGGACATGAGATTGCAAATGGATATGTCAGGTATTTTGCAGAGCATGAACGATTCCTTGTCTGAAAAGAAAAGAAAAATAGAATCGTCCAATGCGGAAGTTACTTGTGAACTGGAGAATACAAGAAATAAGATTCAGATTGCTGAAAATGCAATTAAATTAAATGACAGAAGCATTTCTGATGCTGACGCCGAACGAAAGAAATTAGGCGAACAGTACAACGCCGAAAAAGCAAAGGTATTTGATGAAACACCGTTTTTGTTTGACGAATCGAAATGGGTGTTTGATGAAAGCAGTACCGTATGTTCTTTGTGCGGACAGCCATTGCCGGAAGACAAGGTTGAGCAGTTAAAGGCTGACTTTGAATCAAGAAAAGTGAAAGCCAGAGAAAGTGCTGCTAAGAGATTGTCGGATGCCAAAGAAGCGTTTATGTCAGAGAAAAAAGATAACTTGGAACGCATTAAATCGTTTGGTTTCGACAAGAAGCATACCATTGACGGCTTAACAGAAAAGAACAAGGAATTAAATGTACAGATTGAATCCTTGAAAAAACGTGAGCAGGAATTACTTGCAAAGAGCGAAGAGCTTTCCAAACAGTTAGATGAAATTCCTAAAGAAGCTGACTATACGCAGAATGAGGAATACATGAAACTGCATGAACAAAGGGAAAAGGTTCTTGCTGAAATTGAAAAAGAAAAATCTTCCGGGTACAACGAGCGTATCGCAGAGTTGCAGGACGAGAAGAAAGAAATGGAATCTGAACTTGATTCTGTAAAAGAAATTCTTGCCAAAGCATCTATGAATGTTGATATTGACGAGCGTATCGCAGAGTTGCAGGACGAGAAGAAAGAAATTGGACAGAAAGTTGCCGACCAAGAGCAGATTCTTTATCTTTTGGAAGAATTTGTTCGGTTCAAACTTAACAAGATTTCTGAATCCATCAATAGCCATTTTGATACTGCAAATTTCAAACTTTTTGAAATGCAGTTGAATGGTGGTATGAGAGATTGTTGTGAATGTACGGTTAATGGTGTACCGTATTCAACTTTGAATAGCGGTCACAGAATCGTAGCCGGACTTGATATTATCCGCTCTTTGAGCAAGATGTATTGTGTTGAATGTCCTATTTTTATTGACAATGCTGAATCACTGAATGAATATAACGTACCGGATATGGATGCACAGTTAATTCTTTTGAGTGTTTCAGAGGACAAGCAGTTGAAAGTGGAGGGTGCGTAAATGTCAAGAGTAGGAATTGGAAACAACATCACACAGCCGGATGCACGGTGTATGTCATGCAAGCGTTGGAAGAGTGCAAGTAAGAGAGGATTCTTTGGTTTTGCGGAAGCTGGACACTGTTCTCTTCCATATTGCGAGAAAGATGCGAGAAATAAAGGAAAGAGAGGTCGTGTACATGGATGATATTGAAAAATTGAAGGCTGAAAACTCGGATTTGCGAACAAAGGTAGATGAACTTTGTGGTAATAAATATTACCTTGAAGAAAAATTTAGAAAAGCCACAGAAACCATCGAAAGACTTTTGCGTATTCTTGAAAATTTGTCAAATGGATATGTGAAAAAGGAGGGTTAATGATGCATTATATCAAAGCAAAATTTCCTAACAGTACAAGAAGTTATACATACCGCACAGAGGATTCTGTAAAAGCCGATGACACGGTTGTAAATGCAAAAGGAACGAAACTGACGGTCACTGATGAATCAGTTGATATGAAGTGGGTTGAATCATATGGTGCTGAAAAAGTAGCAGTTGTAAAGAAGTATGAAGAGCCGGAAACGGTAGAAAGCGAGGAAAAATAATTATGGCAGAGAAAAAAACAGAAGTAGCAAATACTAAAGAAAAAGAACAGGCAGGACTTGTTGTGAACAATGCATTTGTTGATGGATTGGTATTACAGTTAAAGCAGAAAGAAGAGTATGGTCTTACTTTTCCACCTGATTATAACTATCAGAATGAACTTATGGGAGCATATCTCATTTTGAAAGAAACAAAAGACAATTCAAAGAATCCAGTATTGCAATCTTGCTCACAGACATCTATTGCAAATACTTTGATGGACATGGTTACCCTTGGAGTGTCCATGCAGAAAAAACAGTGCTATCCGGTAGCATACGGCGGTAAATTGCAATGTCAGATTTCGGTGTACGGAAATACTTGCATCGCACGTAGATACGGATTAAAAAGCATTGACGCCATGTGCATCTATGATGGTGACGAATTTAAGTACCATATTGAAAATGCAAGAATCGTAATTGATTCACATTCGCAGGATTTTCTTAATATCGACAAAGATAAGATTGTTGGTGCTTATGCAATTGTTACTATGGATGATGGTAGCCAGTATGTAGAACTTATGAGTATGGCAATGATTAAGCAATCTTGGAAACAGGGATTTGGTTATAAAGAGACTGGTTCCGGAACTCATCAGAAGTTTACAGACCAGATGGCTATGAAAACGGTCAAAAACCGCGCCTTAAAGTACATCATTCGTACATACGGTACACAATCCGTAAACGATGCATATGACAACGCAGAATCAACAGAAACAGACGATAGAACCGCTATTGATGTTGAAAATGATATTGAGGAAAATGCTAATTCAAAGCCATTTATTGTCGATGTTGACGCAAAAACAGTCATTGAAGATTGTGCCTCCACAGAGCAGAATGCAGATGTTGTTGATGCGGAAGATTCAAAAGATGATAGCGATGGAATTGACTTTTTGAATTAAAAGAAAGAGAGGAATAAATATGATTATTGTTGATGATGAAAGGGTGAAAATCAAAGGAAATTAAGTTGAAGTAGCAGAGGATTTTGCTTCAATCGTACTTGTGTTGCGAGATGGTTTTGGTAAAGAAATACTTGCAAAATTATTTACATTGGCACTTATTTCCGAATCTGGTTCAGATGAAGGGAGAGAATCATGAGAATTATAAGTCAAAACGGAACAATTGATGTTCCATACGATATGTGTTGTGTTTGGAGACAGGAAGAGGTTATTTACTGCCGTGTTTTTGGAAATGATGACAATATTTTGATGGCTGCTTATTCTTCTAGCGAAACAGCTGAAATGGTATTGGAACGATTTAAAGATAATGCTTTAGCTCTTTTGCTGGATGTGCAAGTTGGAAAAATCACAAAAGAAAATGCTAATGATTTTTATTATCAGTTTCCAAAAGAGGATTTGCTGGTTGAAAGGATTATTCCAAAAGGTGGGAAACTTCCTTTGTCAGATATTTATCGTAATAGAAAGGATTTTTCTAATGAAAATTGTAAGAGCTTGTAAATTGTGCGGGAAACCGCAGAAAAAGGATGAAAAACGTTCTAACGAAAATTGGAATGTATATGGTAATGAAAAATGTAAATGCGGCGGTTCTTTTACATACATGGATTCAAAAGATGCCGAGAGGTTGAGAAAAGGTGATGCATAATTGAAACTTAAAGTATTAGGCTCCGGTTCTTCCGGTAACTGCTACATCCTAGAGAATGAAAACGAAGCCTTGATAATAGAGGCTGGTTTGCAGTTCATGGAAGTTAAAAAAACATTAAATTTTAATGTAATGAAGATAGCTGGTGTGATTGTAAGTCACGAACATGGAGACCATGCACGCTATATAAAAGACTTTGTGCAATCTGGCATCACTGTTTACACGGCGATTGAAACTCAAAAGGCAATTAAAGATTCTACTGGAGAACGTACGGTAGCCATACAACCGCTTAGAGAGTACCAAATTGGCAGTTTTACAGTTACACCGTTTAATGTACCGCATGAATCGGAAATCGAGTGTTACGGCTATTTAATCAAGCATGAGGAAATGGGTAAGTTACTGTTTTTAACAGACTTGGAATATTGCAAGTATAACTTCTCTGGATTGCAAGTAGAACACGTCATGTGTGAATGTAACTACTCGATGGAATTTGTTGACCGTAACGAACCGAATTATGAACACCGTCTACGAGGGCATATGAGCCTTGATACGGCGCTTAAATTCATATCTACTAACGATAATCCGGCATTGCGAAATGTCGTGCTAATACACTTATCAGATAAAAGCGGAAATCCAACACTTTTCAAACAAAAGGTGGTAGAAACGCTTAAATATGACACAGAAGTTTATGTTGCAGAGAAAGGTTTAGAGGTTGATTTTAACCTTTATCCTTTTTGAAAGGAGAAAATATGAAGTTATATTTTTACATTTTGAAGAATGACTCTATGGGTTGCAAAGAGAAACCCTATGTTAAATTTGAGGAATGCGAGGTCGTTGAGAAACCAAAAACGTACTATCCAAAAGACGAATTTCCGAGAGAAATTTATAACGCATATATTAGTAAATCAGATATAGGACGTTTGTTTGGATATCATCACAATATTGTTGTGTTAGAAGAACCAAATGTGAAATATGCAAAAGAATTGCTTGCTGAAAAATATCAAGACAGTATTAAAGCAAACGAAGAGGCTATCGCAAAATATAAAGATATATTAAGTGCAATATTTGAAATGGAGGAATAATCAATGAATAAGGTAATTTTAATGGGTAATCTGACCCGTGACCCTGAGATTCGTTATT